CGGAGATTTCACGCAGGGTGATGAAACTGGTATCAGGTGCACGCTTACCCGTGTCGGCCAGCACCACCGTTACCGTTTTATCAGGCGTCTGCAAAGCCGCCGCTATCGGGGCCAGCAGGCTCTGCAGTACGAACCGCGACCGCGTAGTAATAGCCATAGTCAGAAAAGTCCTGTAGGTGTGTGATGCGCCAGCGCTCATCGTGCCAGGCCACCACGTCACCGAACGCCATGCGCTTTGCGGCCAGCACCACGATGGCATCGTGCAGACGGGTGCCCTCGGGCGCAAACTGCAGCGCGTCCGTATCGGCGGGATAAATCACCCCGCGGTTGTTACTGACACCTGCGGGCTGCCAGTCACTGGTGGCCGGATGCGTAACCGTAAATTTCCGGCTCATGCGCCCGGTCACCACCCGGCGGACGTTCGGCCTCATTTGCTGGTGCCTCCCGTGTCGGTAATGAAGGTGATGGACTCGTACATGTCGCGTGAAGCGATAAGCGGTTCATCTTTTCCGCCTTTCTCTCTGATGGCCCAGTCTTCATTTGGCTTCAGGTGCCCGTCTGCAAATGACGCGCGAAGCTTTCGCCGCACCCGGCTGCCCACCAGCGTCATCGCCTCATCCACCGTAATGGTGCCGTTCAGCACCGCCGTGGCGCGCACGGCCATCTCCTTACGGAAATAATCGTTCTGGTGGAAGGTGTAACGAAAGATTGAGCGTTCAGGAATACGCACCGTGTGCGCTGGCACCTGATGGAAGGTCTGAAAGTTGCCGTTTTTGCGGAACTGCCCGCTGTACGCAAACGTGCCGTCAGCACGGATGCGGCGCGTGATGCTGACGGTGTGTTCAGGGATATGCACGTCGCCGCCGTACTCGTGCAGCTGCATCAGCCCGGCGTTACCCAGCGGCAGCCCGTCCTTGCGCGGGTTATTCTCCTTCGGGATCCCCACCTTCACGCCCGCCTGCTTCAGCGTCACCATACTGTGCAGCAGGGCTTTCACCTTCGCGGTGTCCGGTCTGTCACCCATCATCACGCCCTCTCAGCAAATGTGTTAATGGCAACGGACAAAAGACCGCGCAGCAGGCCGGAGAGCCAGGGAAAGATCACCGCCCCGCTGTCCGCCTCGCCGGAATACTGCAGGCTGACCTTACCGGCCATTTCCATCGTGACGCCGCGCGTGAGCGTGCCGTCCAGCTCGCCGTCCTGCGCTGCAAGCGCGAGGCGGCACTGCGCCTGCACCAGCTGGCGCGGAATGACGTCAGGTTTTAACGGACTGTCATTCAGGTAAATGCCGCAGCGCGGCCACGGCAGCGGCTGATCCGGATCAGCGCGCACGCCCAGCCAGTTCAGCCCGTTCAGATAATCCATCGCCTGAAACAGCAGCGCCGGGCACTGATCGTCATCGGGCACGTCATGTCCGCGCGAGGTGGCAAACGCCGTCAGATCATCCACGCTGCCGTAACTGTTAAAATCAGCTGAGGCGGGATCGGTATTGATATCCATACCTGCACTCCATGAAAAAAGGGGCCGGAGCCCCTGAGTGATTAACTTGACGTCTGACCGCCAACGTTGATCAGCACACCCGCCGTCGACTTGTTCTCCTTGAAGTGCTTCGTCCAGTTGCCTTTGGTACCGATTTTGGTGATGTCGGGATTCGCCCCCTTTGCCGTCGCCCAGCTGTAGCCAAGCAGGTCGATATTCACCACGCCTTCGGCACGGTAGCCGATTGCCAGGTTCTCCTGATCGTTAATCGGATAGGAGCGGAAACCCGGGGCCTGCGACTCGGTGATTTTCACCGCGTTGGGTACCAGACCCAGGATGGAATCTGCCGGACAGCGGTCGGTGACCAGCACAGGCTTGCCCAGGGTGCCCGGCTGACCGCCATAAACCACCACGCCCGCCTCTTCATACAGCTTGTTATCAATGGCCTGATCAACAATATCGAAGTAGGTTGCGGAGTGCATGACGAACAGCGACACGCGGTTGAACTTGTCGCCATACTTCCGCAGGCCGCGGGTCAGCGTTTTCTTGCCGTCGGTGGCAATGTCGGCACTCACCTGCATGTCGTTGTTGTTCCCGATAGCGGCCACCAGCGCCTTAACGGCATAGCTGATGTATCCTTCCAGTGAGGCATCAGCGGCATCAGTGCCCACCACTTCAGAAAACTCACTTACATCACGACCGCGGCGCTTAAACGCTTCTTCAGTCGTGGTGTAGGGGCCATATTTCCAGGGCGTTTTCACGCCGATCGCTTCGCCGGCACCAATCTTCTGTCCTTCGATAGTTTTGGTGGATTCAACGTCGCGGAACTCAATCGAGCCGCCCACCTGATAAAAGGCGCGCTTTCTGAAATCGCCTTCAATCAGTTCGTTATCAAGGATGATCGCGCCGTTCGAGGCGGCATTAAACACGTTGAGGTTGTCCTGACGACGCTCCAGAAACGCGGTCTGCGCCAGGTCGTCGTAAATGATCATGTCGGCATTGGTTGTCGTTGACATGGATTTCAGTCCTTATTCTTTTGGAAGGCGCAAAAAGGCCTGCTGGCCATGTTTGCGGATATAGTCAGCTTTCTGCTGAGAGGTCATGGAAGAACGCTTAAGCGCACCGCCTGCGCCGGAACGGTGACCGCCTGCGCCGGTGCCCTCAGCCTGCGGGAACAGGTGCGGTGCGGATTCTTTCAGGGATTCGGCCCATTCCAGCGGCGTCAGCGGCGTTTTGCCGTCCTTACCCAGCACCGGATTGCCTTCACCATCCACTGCCACGGCCTCGCCGTCATCATTCAGGGTGAAAGTACCGCGGGCGCGCAGAATGATGTCGTCTGCCGCGCCCGGCAGCGCACCGGCTTTCAGTGCCGCACTGCGGATGGCATCGCCCAGCACCCGATCGCTGAACTTTTTCGTGAATGCCTCGGCCTTTTCGGCACGTTCATTGGCAGCTTTGATTTGCTTATCGACATCAGCGCGCAGACGCTCGGTGCGTTTGTTCAGCACGTCATCAATTTTCCCTTCGGCGATCAGCTTCGCCTCCTCGTCGTCGGAAAAACGCTGAAGGATGGTTTTCACCACTTCCGGATCGATACCGTCAAAACGTGCCAGATTTTCCTTCTGCTGCTTAATGGTACCCAGCAACTGATCGTTTTTGGCTTTGAGTCCGGTCACGGCGCTATTGATACGCTGGTCAATCAGCTGCTGAATTTCCGGGGTGATCTCAGGATCGCCGCCTGACGGCGCTCCGCCAGATGTACCAGCATCACCACCTTCACCAGCCGCCGCATAATATTTCAGGAACATATTTCTGAAGAGCATGTTTTCCCCTCGGGATTTGTCAGTTAACGGGTTTCGCCCATAAAAAAGCCCCGGCTTAGCCAGGGCTGTTGTTCGTTATAAAGATGTTATTCCAGACCAGCGCGCTTAAACGCTGCAGCATCCCGCTGGCGCAGTTCGTCCAGCGTCAGCCACCGCCCGGCTTCGGTATAAAAGGAGGTGAGTTTCAGGCCGCCGCTGCGCAGCAGCTTTCCGCGCACGGGTCCGAGGATGTCATCCTGCCGGCTGGCGCGCTGGCGGGAAATCCACTCCGGATAGGTGCTGGCCGCAGGTACCTCACCGTTCATGCGCTCTTTTTCAGCACTGGTGAGGTCATCAGGCAGCAACCCCATGTCCTGCCAGCTTCTGAAAATCAGCGTGTACGTTGAGCGGCAGTGAAAATGCAGCCGCCCCGGTCCGTCACCCCACGGGATACCGTGCTTTATGGGCTGATTATCCGGGGTGTACTGCAGCGCATCGCGGATGCGGCACGGCGGCGAGGTTTTATTGTCCAGGGTGGACAGCCACTGTTTGGCCTTAATCAGATGATCGTTTGCCGCCGCCGTCTGCTCGCGTACCACCTGCGCCGCATGCGCCAGCGTGCTGTAGCCAATGGCCGAGGCGTTGGCGCGACTTTTATTCAGCGCACCGTCCTGCCAGTTGCGGGCCTTTGTGCCGCGCACGCTTTTCACTATTTCATCCGGCGCAATCCCGCTGCCCAGCCCGGTGCGAACCGTGTTCACGATACGCGCGAAGCGGTCAGCTTCGAGCTTGTCGGTCCAGCCTTTCAGGGCGTAACCGTGAAAGGGTTCGGTCACCGTTCGCACGTAGGCCTGCCCGGCGTCAATCTTTTTCAGCAATCCGCGTTCGCCGACCACCTCCGGCAGCAGTGACTTCATCAGGTCGAAACCAGACCCGGCCTCATATTCCGTAAAGTCCTTCAGCACCTGACCGAGCTCACCAAAAAAGCGGGTCACCGCTTTGCGGTTGATGTCCCTGACCGGGGCCAGTACCTGTGTCAGTTTTTTCACCGACACCGCACCGGCGGGCACATCCTCCAGCGCCACCAGCAGCCTGGCCGCCAGTTCCGCATCATCGGTGCTGAGCGCCGCCACCAGCTTGCTGACCACGCCCGCCTCATAGCGCGTCAGGTGCACCCGGTGGGCGATCAGCTCATCGCGAAATCCTTCATTAATCGTCGCCATTATTTAGTCCGGTAAACGTCGGGGGTTTATCCTTCAGCGCCTGGATAACATCGTCCGGATCGACAGCCGGATCGATAATGTCCAGCTTCTGGAAGGTACGAACCAGATCGGCATCGCGCATGGCACCCGACTGCCAGGCGCTGACAATCGCCGTAACCATGCCGGAATCGGCCACGCGGGCGATGAACTCCTGATTCAGCGTATAGCTCCAGCCGCCTGACGCATCACCGGCATAACGGGCACACCAGTTCAGCACGCGGGTATAGGCTTCCGAGACGTTGGCCACACAGATGCTCAGCAAAGATGTGGCGGCGGTCTGCTCACTGCTGGCCTGCGTGGCGGTTTTGATCGCGCTGTTCTGCTCAATCAGCCGTGCGCCTAACGCCACCATATAGTCGCGTTTGCTGTCCATCGCCTCTTTGGCCAGCATGTTTGGCTGTGCCTGGGCATACGCAAATGCGCCGTCTTTAGGCAGCATCAGCGGATTCCTTGAGCCGACTTTCACCCCCGTTTTTTCCAGGTGATCGCGCCACTCGGTATCAAGGCCCGACATCCACGGCTGAACCTGTCCGCAGAACCAGACGCTGTCCTCGTAGTCGGCGCTGTTGCGGTAGTGACCGAGGTTAATTTCAGCCAGCGCGGCAAGCGGCGGCTCATCGAGGGTCGGATCATTGTTCTGGGCACCCACAAAGGCGAACGGGATCTCATCCCATGGGCCGGACGAGGCAAAAGCGCGCGGCGTGGTCTCTTCGGCGATCGCGTAAGGCCCGGTTTCATCCGGACCGGTACGCTTCCAGACCCGGCAGACAAACGCCCCGCTTTCCAGCGCCAGCTCACGGTACTGCACACGCAGCTTAAACCCGTAACCGTCCGGCTCCTCGGTTATCTCGCGCAGCACCACCAGCACCAGCCGCGTCTGACCATTCAGGGTCTGTGTGCGCCAGTTGACGATGTCCTCTGCCCGGTACCCTACGATAATCGGGCGCTGATCTGCCGCTGAATAATCAGCAAAGAGCCCTTCACGGCCTGCCTCAAGAATATTTTCCAGCACCACCTGCGACTGCTGATAGATGCTGGTACCGGCCCCGTCCGCATTATTCAGCAGGCAGGCCAGCTTATCCGGCGCATTAAGGGTGGGCACCTTACGAAACGCCATGCCCAGCATGCCGATTTTGGTGTTGCCGGTGATGGGATAAAAAACAGCCCTCGCCAGATAATCTTCATTTCGACGGCGGTTACGGGCTGAACGATCGGTCGGATCCAGCCGGGGCAGATAGTCGTGCCCGGCGCTTTTAACCGCATCAGCTCCGCGACAGACGTCACGGATCATTTTCCACAGCGGCATCGCCGCCCTGTGCTCCGGGCGGACAAAGGTAATATCGAAATTTTCACTCATCAGAAGGTCGTGTCCAGAGAGATGGAGAAGGCAGGTTTAATAATTGGAAATTGCTTCACAATGTAATAACCACCAGCATCATTGGGATGGTCATTGCCAGACTTTTTGTCCGGCTCGCCGTTGTCACCCCATACCTGCTGCTCCAGCGACTCGGTGTAAACCGGGCAGCGCTTTACGTTTACCTTATAGCGACGTTCGCCATTGCCGTTGCATAGCATCGCGTTCATGGCATTAATGCGATCCTTAACCGGCGGATTTGAGGCATTCACCACGATGTTAAAACCTGCCTGCTTAAGCTGGGCAATGTCTGTTGCGCTGGCATTACTCGATTTACGTGAGTCACCTGACGCATCGGGGTAGATATATATTTCCCGCACCTTCCGGTAGTCGTCGCCGTCATAAAGCCAGAAACGCTCTTTAATTATGCGGATCATATCCGGTGTATCGTAAGCATTAATGATTTCACTTACTGCGTACGGCAACCCCAGGCGAAGAACGTGGACGATACCTGCCATTTTCCCGACATTGAAATCCATGCCGATATAAAGTGGTTCACCAGGCTGCTCCTGCTCAGTGCAGTTATTCAGTCTTCGATCAAACTGATGATAAATGGTGCCGCTGGTCAGGTTGGTAAAAAGTCCGCGCAGATATGCCTTGATAAGTTCTGGCGGGTACGATTCCATCAGCGAGGGGATATAGTCCGGCGGCAGATTTTTCTCGTTATCAAACGTCGAAGCCTGCACAAGCCCGTACAATGTTGTCAGCGAGGGTTTATTACGTACAGCCTTTAAAAATTGCTGATAAACAAATTTAAAGCCCTCAGGCGTTGTCGTTACGTCAATCCCGTTCCGCAGCCCAGGCAATTTATAACGCATGCGTGCAATGATTTTTCGCCAGGCTAATTCCGCCTTTTTTGCAGGCATAACGTCCAGCTCATCGATAAGCGCATTACCAATTTTGAAACCCACGATCGTCTGGGGCTTTTCCATGGATCGGCAGATGGTCGTACCGCGATACTGCTTACCGACGTAAAAATGCACTTCTTTATTACTTTCATTAATTTCAACGCGCATCCCCCAGTCAAAGGCAACTTCCTCAACCGTCGGATAGAAAATGTCGCGGATCTGCGGATAAGTTGGCGCGAAATATCCTTGGTTGATCCGCGGATGCTCCCACATCTCTTTACAGATACCCCCACATCCCACCCACGTTTTACCGGAGCCAAACCCGGCAACGTAAGCCCTGAACTTATGAGGCATAGCAAGAAATCGCGCCTGTGGAATATTAAGTGTCGGTGAGGTCCCCATCGTCATCACTCCTCATCCGTGCATCCACGACGTTAATGTTTATCGCTACCGGCAAAGGCTCCTCATCCTCCTCATTTTTCGCGGCCAGTTGTTTTCTCAGAGCCTCAATTTCGGCCTGTAGTTTTTCGTTCGCCAGGCGCGTCTGCTCAGCTTTGAGTAATCGCAGCTCCCGTTCCTGCTCACTGACCGCCAGTTGGTGGAATGCCGCCAGATTTTTCAGGGCTGCATCCTGATCTCGCATTATTATTTCAATGCCGAATTTTGATTTTTTTACTCCAGCAATGAGTCGGCGTGATGGGCCTGTTATGTCGCGGGTATCTGCCAGATAAACATCTTCAATGCCCTCCCCTGCGCATTTAGGGCAATCAGGGTTTGGGTCGTCATTCTGAATAAATCCCAGGCCGCCGTACTCAGGCTGGGGTTTGCTCTCCTTCGAGGCTTTTTCCGCTGCTTTGTCGAATTCCTCAATATCCCGCCACTGATATAGAAAATTCTCTCCCCAGCAGTGTCGGCAGCAGACACGGCGCAGCTGGGATATCTCACCAGGATCTGCAATCGCTATTTCATGCCAGTGCCTGAGGATATCCTGAGCGTTTAATATCGCCTGCTCACTCAGCTGTCCGATGCGCTGGTTAATCGCCCTCGCTACCGCTGGTTTGCGATACAGCAACCGCGCATTACGATCACTTCCGGTATAGCCTGACTTTTTGTATGCCTCGTATTTATTCCGGCATTCCAGGTAGTAGGAAACGAACAGTTTCTCTTTGTCCGTAAGTTCGGGGCAAAAAGGAGATCTTTTCGGATCTGACCTTAGTGATTTATGCCCCTCGCCCTCGTTCAATGTCGTCAGGTCCGGCGCTGCTTCAGACCGGCTTTCTGCGCAAGGGGCAAAGTTTTTTTTTGCCCCTGTTTTTTGCCCCTGCTTTTTTCCTTTGCCCTTCAGCGCTTTTAATCGAACCCAACCATTTTTCTGGGCCATATAGCGCAGGGCTTTCAACGTGATACCGTACTTATCAGCAACACCCTGTTGAGAAAGCACGCCAGCACGATAATCACGCTCGATGGCCTTCTCATCCGGCTTGCTCATCAGTCACTGTCCTGTTGTTTCTCCCGCCTTAAAAGTTCCCGAAATGCCTGAGCATCCCCTGCCTTTGCTTTCCGGTATAAGGCGGTCCGTATTTCAGCCTCCCCCTTTGCCCTTCCTTTTCGCACCGCTTCCCTGAATTCAGCTATCTTGTCCTGTTGCTTTTTTAATACAGCAAGATCGATATCGAGAACGTCAGCAATCTGTTGCTCACTCATCCTGCAGGCAGCAAGGGATTCAATTTTGGAATAAGGGAGCATTTGTCACCCCCGGTTTTCTGAGGTGATTTTTTTATGACGCTCATTGAGGATTTTTACTGCGGTGTTGTTCCAGCTGATTCTGTGATGTAGACGTTTATGGGCAAGTCCCATCAGAGAAATCTTTACGCACGACGGGGCATACATAACCGAGTAAAAGCTTTTTACGTAAGTCCCGGATGCCAGATAAAGCTCGGTCATGCCGCCACTGCTGGATTGCGTCTGCTTCTGAAGCAGCTGCACAGCCCCGATAGTCAGGAACAACTCACCCCGGCGTCCAAGCAGCGTATAGGTGTTGACGTCCTCATTGATTCGGCCAACAAACTCAAACGGCCTGTCTGTTGAACAAATCAGGCTGTTCATGGCTTTACGTTTCAGCCAGGAAGCATTGCCGGAATTACCCAGAAAATCACCACCCTGCGCCATAGCGATGGTCTTTGCCGGGATGGATTCGTAATACCGGAGCATCGCATCCAGAACGGCATCAAGATCGGATATCAGGCAATAGCCAGGCTCCAGATTTTTTCCCACCCTGAACTGAAACTCCGTGTAATCGTCGTCCAGCTCGATAAAGTATTTACAGCCAACTTTTTCAGCCAAATCAAAACAGGCATTACGGGCATAAAAAATGGAGCGCCGGTCACCAAAATTATCAGCTTCATCGAAACGCTTTGCGATGTCGCTTTTTGAGAAGGTCAGCACCCTGTCACCGAACAATTCCCGATACTGATCCTGCGTCTTGTCTTCATCATCGATGACAATGAAAACCCTGCCGCTGTAACCGGCCTTTTTCAACAGGCTGTAGGTGCATACTTTGTCCGGACGTCCGTTGCTGAGGATGAAGGCGCAGAAATCATCACGCATAATCATCCTCCTTCTGGCCGTGCACAATTTCCACCATCTGTTTAGTCAGGTGGACAAAGCCATGCTCTATCGCTTTTTCATAATCAATGATGACCAGCGCTGATTCTTCAAACAGCGCCTGGATCTCAGCATCGGCTGAAGCGTAGTAATCGGCAATCCTGTTAAAATGAAATACCGTATGGCGCTCTGCCGCGCATATCAGAAATGTTTCTACCGCTGCCGGCAGTCCGGCCGCTTCAATTCTGCTTTTAAGCTCTGCCGTCTTCCCCTGATCGTATAATTCTGTGATTTCAGGAACAACATCTGAGGGCTCATATACCGGCGTGTCGATTTTCGCGGTATAAGGCTCCTTATTTTCCGGCGTGTCTGGCTCACGCAGCAGATCATCAATTTCCTCCAGACTGAAGCCCGTCAGGCTGATATCAAACTCACTGTCCAGAAGATCAGCAAACTCCAGCTTAAGCAGTTCAGTATCCCATCCCGCATTAAGCGACAATTTATTGTCCGCCAGGCGATATGCTTTTTTCTGCTGCTCACTCAGTCCGGACAGGGTGATCGTAGGTACTTCATCAATACTGAGCTGCTCTGCTGCCAGCAACCTGCCATGACCCGCTATCACTTCTCCCTTCTCATCCGTTAAAACCGGATTTGTCCAGCCGTACTCCCTCATGCTGGCTACTATCTGGCTGACCTGTTCAGCGGAGTGGGTCCGGGCATTACGCGCGTAAGCCAGCAGTGAACTGAGTGGTTTGTAAACAACCGAGAGCGGAAGTTTATTTTTTTCTGTCGTCATTTCAGAGGATCCAATACTATTGGCCTGCTCTCGAGAGCGAGCTGGGCCTCGGTTTGTACTCATCATGACAGCTGGATGGGTATGAATGGCTGCCAGCAGTTGCACCTGCTGGCGGTCGCCCACCTTCGAAAATAAAAACACTGCCTCGTCCGAAAAACTGGCAGTGTTTTTTCCTCCTTTATATGTCGCCGGTCTTTCCCGACCGTCCGTCTGCACCCGGCACCCTTTCTGCTCGCGGAGCTAAGGCGGTTGCTGTTACAGACTGCGGGTGTTATTGACCCCACCGCCCGCCGGGGTTGAAATAATCATCATCGGACCGCCCCGCAGAGCGGCCCTGTGCTGATTACTCAGCATCACCGCCCAGAATATCCACCAGCGCTGTATCCACGGCGGCGTCAATCTGGGTATCCAGATCAGCTTTGATCTGGGTTTTCACTGCGGTGATGACCGCGTCAGACTTCAGGGCTTTTTTCACCAGGTCATCGGTGACGATATCTTTTACTTCCGGCATTGCTGCCTCCTGTTGGTTATGGCTGAAGAGCCACTGTGTGATCCACATGGTTGTGTCCATGCTGAGGGTATAAAAAACCCCGCTTATCGGGCGGGGTCAGGTACGGCGGCGGAAGGCGTAACTGCCTATGCCTTCTCTGCCGAGTTTGGTTTCCATGGTGTTGTGCTCAATGCAGTCAAAGCCCTGGCCGTCGAACCAGCGCAGCAGACCGTTATGGGTCCAGTACCAGATATGCTCATCCTTTCGGAAGTGACGTGAAGTCAGGATGGCGTCACCATCAGCAAAAATCGGTACCGAAACAAATACCCACTTCTCAGCCTTTGCCACGGCAACATCCGGGCGGTCGATGTGCTCCAGGCTGTCCCACATGCTCAGCGCCGGATACCGATCTGCGTACAAATCGGCCCACAGGCCTCGCTGGTTCAGCCAGGCAACACCGGCAGGGTTTACGTCATAGCCGCGGGTATTGGGGCGGGTCCCGACGAACTGACCGGCACCGATACCCACATCCACCAGCGGACCATCATAGTGACGCGCCACCAGCCGGATGCGCGCCTGCGTCAGTTCGCGGCCCATCGGGGTGTCAGCCATCTTCTGGTACCGGGCAAAGTAGCCTTCATCGTATGGGCGGTTTTTCGGTACCGGGTAATAGCCCATGCCCAGCGCGGGCAGCCAGACCAGCCCGGTTTTCAGTTCGTCAGAGAACGATTTCATGCAGCCACTCGCTGAAAAGAGTATCGAAATTGCTGATGCGCCGGTCGCAGTCGTGATCTGCGCGGGTGCAGCGGCAGTAGTTATCGGGCAGCGCCCAGCGTACGCGCGACAGGTCCATCGCCGGATCGGTAATAATCTCCGGGGCGTTATGCCCTCCCCGACCGCCTGCCACTACAAACAGCGGTGTGTTATATGCGATGGCCATCGGGACCGAGAAACCTACCGGACTTACCACGCAGGCAGCATGCGCATAGAGACTGCACAGCTGAGTCAGCGTCATTTCACCATGGTGGAGTTTCAGATCGGCTTCGGGCTCTTCACCCACAACCCACTCTACGCCCGGCACGGTGTCAGCCA